TAAAGTTACACTAACTGAAAAGTGTATTGCCTTTTTCCAGGTAATTGTCGATTATATTTTTGAGGGAACAGGTTATTTCACGGATTGGTATTCGTTGAGTCATAGCAAGATAACGCAACTTGTTCAAGATTTCACCGAACAAAATGCTCGTGGAGATTTTGATTCTGACAATATTTACAAGGGCGACCATTTGGATAAGTTGCGAAAACATTATAAGCTGGCACTAAGGATTAGCAAATATGGACCAGTTACACCTAAATTTCCCGTTTCATACACGCGTTTAGCTACTGACATCATTAAGACTTTTAAAGGAATTCCACCTAAAGCCGGGTCAGCTAGATGTGTTCCCACAGCCGCAGCATTTGTTGGTGATTCTAGTGTTGGGAAAAGTTATATAGTTGGTTCTATATTGCCCACGCTTCTTCTACTTATTTCAGGTGACTGTAAAGATGGAGAAGAAGCTGATGGCGAAGTTTGGGCTCGACCAACTGGTCAAAATGTGCATTTTTTCGATGGTTATACGCAACAGAAGGTCATGTATGTAGATGATTTTCTTAAGAATGTAGACGGAAAAGATGCAGATGATATGATCAATCTCATTTCGTGTACACAAACTCCCTTGGAAATGGCGAAACTCGAAGAAAAAGGACGATTGTTTAAATCAGATTATATTTTAGTTACCACCAATAGTTCAAATTTTAGTAATGTGCATGGGTTGATGTGTTGTGATGCATTGTGCAATCGTTTTAAATTTTCATGGAAGATGAGTTTGAAGGTTTCAGAAGATTTTCCAGCTAGTACCGGAAGTGAGACTGTACAATGGCTAGCTAATAACATGGGAAACAAAACTCCGGCTGAAGTTATAAACCTTATTGATAAGAGATGGAAATTTGTTGCTAATGACGTTAGGGGAGGACACTCTAGGGAAGAGTGTTCTTTTCATGACATTGTTGAGAGTTTAGTAGCAGATAGAAAGTTGAAACGTTCAGTGCATGGGATGATGCGTAAGGCAGTATTGTCGATGAAGGCACAAGGTTTGGAAGTAGATGATGTTACTACTGATGATGAGAGGTCAAAGGAGGAACAGTTGTTGAGTTTATATTATTTGTGTGTTGAGGATGGCACTATAGAACAGTATAAGGACATTATTTGTAGTGATATTCGTGACCTTAATATTTTTCCCATTCCACACGATGGAGATATTAGTGGAGACGAAAGAGAAAAACTAGGGAAAATATTATACCACTTTAGAACAAAGTCTTTTTTATGTCGGCCCAAACCACGTACTCCAACACAACTTGAGTTGGAAGCAAATGATATTCTTCAAGACTTCTATGAAAGCCGCACTGAAGGAACTATCGACCAAGATAAAGAACATTATATATTACGTCTTAAGTTAAATAATTTTGACAAAACGGAAACTACTAAGACTCTGAATGATATACTAAGTATCGGTGAATTGTATTATTTGCTAGATCGTAAACCCATAATTATTCCTTGGAAGGGAGTATTGAAAGAGTGGCTCTTTCTCACAGGAGTGACGACTGCATGTGTTGCTGGAGGTTTTGCAATAGGGTACGGAATAACTCAAATTATCACGCAAATATATCGTGCCTTTAGAGACAAGATAGTTACATCACTGCAAGGGCAAGCATATGATACTAATCCCCGTGTTAAATCGCAGCCGCAAAATACTGTTTTCCAAACGCAAAGCGACGAAGATAAAACGCGAAAGATTAGGAGAAACATTCGCGTCATACGCATGGTTGATGGAGAATGTGATGATATTCTGTGTTCCATGTATTGTTTGGTGTTTGAAAGTAAATTTGTATTGGTGCCAAAACATTTTATTGAGTCATATAGAAAACGAAAAACGCGTGGTGACCATATATCAGTAGAAATTGAATTGATTACAGTTGATGGTGAGATGTTGCGGATGGAGAAGGTTTCCATTAATGAATCTAATATGTGTAGTGTCAACGGACCAAATGGTACTAATAGTGATTTAGTACTGTTGTACCTAGCCAACGCCAATATTAATGGGGCTGGTAAAATATCCCAATTTATACCTTCACGGGTAGAATTTGCAGTTATGCTCAAAGGGAGGGATGTTGAAGCAGCCATTCTTGGTAAGCATGAAGATTTGGATATCGCGGTCGTTACTACAGTCAGAAACCAACTCATAGAAACTGACAAGAAAGAAACATATAATATGATATTGG